ATCTTCAATATCCTCTTCAGATTGCTTGAGAATGTGTCTTTTCACATACTCTATACTATAATATGTGCCAATATATGGCTGCATCATGTTTAGTACGTTGATCCTATTAGTAATGATCTCTGAATCTTTTAACTCTGCGAAGTGGTTATCTTCTTGGAAGTCAAATCGTATATCATGAGAGATTTGATCCCACTCGTCAGGTCTAATGATCTGTTTAGCAACTAGTTGTACTCTTAATGCTTCTGCAAATAATGTAGAGAACTTACGTCTAATACGTTCAATGAACTTATTGAACTTAACTTCGTCTCTTGTTATCTCGTTTGATCTGCCAAGACTAAACCCTTGATCTGGCTTCATCCTTGATACAGGTACATTCAAGCATTGGTACAACTTGTTTTGGAAATATTGTATGTCTTCGATTTGACCGAGGTTTTGACCGCCGTTCAAGGTAGTGATTTCAGTACCTTTTCCACCTTCTCGTCGAGGCATCCAAAAGTCTTCCATCATAGAGAGGTGTTTACGGTCGTCTCTAATCTCGCCAGTGGCTGCATCGTAGACAACTTTATTTCTATACTTATTCATTATATCATTAACGTATTGCTCAGCTTTAAGCTTAGGCAAGTTACCTACGTCAATGTAGAATATTCTTCTTTCAGGTGCTCGCGATACACGATAGATTACCAATGCATCTTCGATCATCTTCAATTGGTTTACAGGTTTGATCGCTTTATGTAGATACCCTAACATAGTGTTAGAGTTCTGATCGATCAATCCTGAAGGTGCGTAGATTACCGAATCAATCGATAACTTAACGCCCTGACTTGTATTCTCGTTGATACCCTTATCGTTGTAGATATAGAACTCTTCTATACCAATAACAACGTCAATACCTTTATCGTTCTTACCTTTTTTGATATTCTTGATACGACGAATCTTACGTGGATCGATGTATCTTAATTCTTGAATACCATTCTTAATGTTCTCGTTGTCAATAAGGATGTGATAGTATAGTCTACCATCTACATACCATGACCTAAATATGTCATGACCTCTGCTGCCAAACTTATAGAGTTTAAGTATCTCACTAAACTCGTCTTGGATCATCTTCTTAACTGAAGCAGACAACTTAACGTCGTCTAATACTACTTCAACTACTTGTTCGTTGTTATTAGCAACGATCGCTTCATTAACGATGTCCTCTACAGCGTTGTCACAATCACCGTACTGAGATATCTCTCTGTATCGGCGGATTAAATCATTCTCATTCTTGATAACACCTTCAAGGTCTACAGTCATGCCATAGTAGGCAGCCGCAGCTCCAAGTGTAGATATTACCGTCGAGCCGTCATCCGGCGCAGGGGTTACAACTTCTGTTCCCTGCGCGCGTCTGGCTTTTTTCTTTGCTATCTCGAATCCAAAGATTTCCATAATATACCTTACTTAATTATAAAATACCAACTAAATGTTGATAGGGAACGTGCCAATTGGTGTATTAACAGCAACATTAACACCAAAGTTCGAACCGGCTGTACTTGTATCAGATGTCCAATAGTTGTAAGTGAATTCAACATCAAATATTTCCATTTGATTAACTGTATCATAGTCAACCGCTATCGCACCGATAGTTGTTGGATACGCATCATGGAACTTATAGCTCTTAACGATAGCGCCATTACGATCTAACTGATGAACTCTTAAGTCCACTTGATAGTCTCTTGGGTTTGTTCTACCATTTGTTTGGCTATGGTTTTGTACACCATCTGACCATTTTTCCATCGCATTACGGATGTTAAATGTTGTGTCATTATAGATGGCTACACTCCATGGTTGGAATACTCTTTCACCAGCAAAGTTAACGGCACGACCGCGATATTGAATCGGCATATTCTCTACGTTTGAAGCTGGCAATTGAGCAGCTTTACATAAGAACTGTGATTGCAAACCAACAGCAGGACCACCAACAACATATGCAGGGAATGTTAACTCGACACTAAACTGATTGGGACGGGCTCCGCCACCGATCAGTTGGGCTTTAAAATCGCTAATATTTGCCATAGTTTATCCTTTATTTTCTCTTTATTATTTATATGCTATGCACCGATTTCAGTGAAAGAAACTGAAGATCTTGCTGCAATGAAGTTGAGTGTAATGAAGTTGATCGAACGGTTAGGTTTGATAAAGATGTCAGCAACGAATTCATTGCGGTCAATAACTTCTCCTGTATTATTTGTATCATCACATTTAACGCGGAAGTCAGTAACACCTCTACGACCTTGAACATCTCTTAAGAATGGCTCAACGAGGTTCTTAAATTGTGCTCTTGTGAAGCTGTCATTGAATTCAAATAATTGATACTTAGCAGCTGTTGCAATTGCTTTTTCAAGTACGATGAATAAACGACGTACGTTGATACGATCAAATGCACTTGGTCTAGACTGAAGAGTCTTGTCACCAAATAGTACTGTACCTTGACCAGGGAAATTAACAACTGGATTAACACCATTTGAATAAAGGTTGTCACGTTCTGTTTTACCTGGATTAACTGCAAGTCTAACAACGTTCTTAACTTGACCACGATTTAAACCGCCTGGTGACCACCATGGATCATTTGTGTAGTCTGTGCGTGCACATAGACCAGCAACGTCACCATTTAATGGAACGAATCTATATTTGTCATTATAACGGTCATATTGATATTTAGAACCAGAATCTAATACAGCGTATGATGAGCTTGGTAATTCATTTCTATATTCATTCAATGCATCAACCATATCACTGATTGTACCACCTTGAATAACATCACCATCAGTACCGCCTGATGCATTACCAACGATGTATTGTGGAGAAATAAATGCTACACAATCTAAACGTACTTCTGCGACATTATTAATTACATATTCTGCAACAGTTTCTGAAACCTTACCAACTGGGATTAATGAGATGTCATATTGTTCTGCGTTAGCAAATATGGCAAATCCAGCTTGTAATTCACCATCTGTAGCTGATAGATCATCTACTCCGCCAGCTAATGATTTAGTTACAGCACCAGTAAGATCTTTAAATCCGTTATTTAATGCGTCTAATCCCCATGCAACACCTGAAGTTCCTGCACCAGCAACTGTTGTTGTAACAGCTGATGTATGATCCATCCACCAAATGTATTTAGATTGACTATTAATTACGTTTTTATAGTAGTTATTTGTGCCATCTGATTTTACAGCATTAGAAGCTTTAGAAACATAAGAGAATTTTTCTAAAATAGCACCTTGTGTGCCTGTCCATAGACCATCTTCGTCGATAACGATAACATGTATCTCATCGTTTGTGCTGCCTACTGATGCGGCAAATGTTGAAGTACTAGGAGCAGAATCAAACTCTGCTTCATATGTCCAACCAGTAAATGTTTGTGAGTCAGCCATAGAAACTTTAAGTGAGTTACCTAAAGCGCCTGGGTATTTAGCAGCCCATTCACCTACAGTGCCTTGTCCACCGGAATAATTAATTGAATAATCGTCAAAGTTTTTGATCTTAACAGCAGTACCTGTTGACACTGCGTTTCTTTGATTAGATGTATCAACGCGAACTACTAATAAATTGTTTGTATATGCTAGGAAATTTGCTGCTGTAAAGAAAGAGTCAAAGTTAGAATCTGTTGGTTTACCAAATCTTTGAACTAAAACGTTTTCAGATGTAATTGTTACAGGATCAAGAACTGGACCCCATGCAAATACACCAGCAAAAGCGCCAGCAGAAGTAGATACTGCGGGAACGATTGCAGAAAAGTCTTTCTCGACTACCGCAACTCCTGGAGATAATTGAAACGGCATTTTTTGTTTCTCCTTAAATTAGGTTTTTTATGATATAAGCTAGAGTCACCTCTATACATATATTTATAACTATTAAAAATTCAATAGGACCTGTTCGTCCTGGCTGCCCCTGCCATCATCCATGAATCCGAATGGAGTTAGCTCATCCTCTATTTGCTTGATACGGTTTTCATACATTATCTGCCTAATGTTTACGTTGTTTAGGTCTTTAAAGTATGGATTTGTGGTCAACCACCCAAATAATACTAATGTCATAACTAAGTCATCATGATATCCTTCATCTGCCTCGTAAGAGCCTTTATTGTTCTCGATGAAGGTTGATATCTCTTGTATAGTATCAATGTCTTGAACTAAGAGTCTATTCTCTTCGACCAAGGCCTTGAAGTTCATACAACCGATTCGTTTTACTTTCTTATCAGTATTGACTCCTAGCTGCGCTTTACCACCACCAAAGCCTCCTGATACTACTTGTCCGTCTGTATTTCTATTCACAAATAGGATATTTTCATATTCCATCTCAGAGTATAGGATAGATCCTACTTGTTCAGAAGAGTTAACTTCTAATAGTACGTATGCCTGATTGTATTCTGTCGCTACTTTATATATCACTGATGGGAATAGCATAGGACTAATATTGTTGTCTCTATACTTTGCCACTTGTTTATATGGTGACTCTGTGATATCTATGATAGAGAACGTTGAGTAATCTCCACCAACTCCCTTAGCGGTATCAGCTACTAAACAATAGCTATGATCCTTGACAGGTTTATCGTATACATCTAATCCATCCTTACTATATATGATCCTGCCTGGAGATAGTCTCCCGATCACATCTGAGCGCACCAGAGTGAGCGCAGAACCTAAGAAGGTACATAATACTTCTTGGTTATATTTCAGTTCACCGAGCTGTCTCCTTTGTGCTTCTGCCCATTTTTCATCTCTACCTGGGATCTTTGTATACGGTATGAATAAAGGTACGAAGTCGTTTCTTCCGTTCTCAGCATCATTCCAAAATTTCCAGAAGTGATTATAACCTAGTGGAGTTGAACTTAATAAGATCTTTGTCGTTTCACCTGCAGATATCGTAGGATATACAGAAGTGAAGAAGTCGTCAGCTACGTTATTAGGGATGATCGCAGCTTCGTCGACGTATAGCATGTTGACAGACTTACCGCGGATACCAGAAGATGTCGTTGCTGCAGTGAACACCTTTGAATTGTTCTCAAGTTCTATATCTCCCTTATTCCATGTAGTAACACCCTGTTGTAACCACATAGGAAGGTTCTCATACATCAACTGATACCTGTATAAGACCTCACGGGCGGCGGTGGCTTTGTTTGCCATGATCGCGACTTGTTTCGATTCTTGAAATAGGGTATACCATAAAATATATGCTGCACTAGTAGTCGTCTTACCTTGTTGACGACCTTCCATAAGGATAACTTTTCTATTCTCATGTATAACCTTCACCTTTTCCTTTTGGCAATCATATAGTTTAAAATCAATAAGACCATGATCAAGCGATATGATCTTGCAGTATGTTTCAATAAAGTAGATAGGGTCAGCAGCACACTTCATGTACTCTCTGACTTGATCTTCAGTAAACGGTACAACTACACCAGCCGCTTTTAACTGACTATTGGCATTATAATTCTTTGACATTAAAACTGTGCTTCCCAGTTTTCCGTAACAGTACCATCCACTGAAGGAGCAACAGCGGTATATTTTCTACCTGGCTGTGATAGGTTTGCTGTAGTAGTAAGTATCACACCATTATCAGTGACTGGACCGTAGATGTTTGTTTTAATAGTAAATGACAATGTATGTGTAACGAATCGCCTTTCTTGGAAAGAGCCATCATAATTATCTTCTGCTGCGATACTATTTAATATTACAGGTACGTCTTGAACTATTTCCAAAGCAGGTAATGCATTGATTGATAATGTATATTCTGGATTGAATATAGGTAAGATCTGTTCAAGGATCTGCATAGAATCTTCTTGAGTCTTAGTTAAGACATATAAGTTGATATCAATATTATATGGCGCTGGAGAGAATACTGTCTTAGCTGTTGGATTTGCACTAGTTGTATTATCTCTACATACGATCTTATTCATCTTATTAGTTTTACGCGATGCATCATAGTGATACCCAGTAATCTCGAAAGATAACCTTGGCAATGAAGCATATGCATGATTCGTAAGGTTTGGATCTGAATCAATACGAACTAACCATTTCTCTTTAGGTGCATAAGCAAGAGGGACTTGAATTGTTTGAGCTACTGCTCCATCATTTCCTTGTCTTGCGATCTTGATGTCAGAGAATAGACGACCAAATGCTACGATCGTCTTTCTAATTGCGCCATGATAATAGGTTTGCCCGTTTAACATTATAGAAGAGCTACTCTAGTTTGGAAGTCTGCAAAGCTAGTTGAATCTGCAACGGTTGATTTAAATGTTGCAAGACTTAGTTCAGCCGCAGGTCCAGTTGCACCAATTCCGGAAGCACCTGTTAATCCTGTTGCACCATCAATACCGGCAACACCTGTAGCACCACTAGCACCTTGGAAACCAGAAGCACCATCTATACCTGTAGCACCAGTTAAACCGGTGGAACCTGTGGCTCCATCAATACCAGTAGCACCTTGTACACCAGTAGCTCCAGTTAAACCAGTGGAACCTGTGGCTCCATCAATACCAGTAGCACCAGTTAAACCTGCACCAGTAGCACCACCAACACCACTTGCACCTTGTACACCAGTAGCTCCAATTAAACCAATATCACCTTTGTCACCAGTACGTTGGAATGTAAGGATAACGTTATCACCAGTAGTAGTGACATTACCTGATAGATAACTTACTGGAATTTTATAATAACTTCCTGATTTAGTATGAGTCCCAGTGATTGCAAATATTGAATAAACTAGTGGGGAGGTCTTTTCAGCTATTGAAAAATGGCCTTTAACACTAGATGTTGAATCATCGATTGTTTCTAAAAAATTTGTTGCAATTAAACCATTAAAATCTGTCTCATTGATATACATAAATGTCGCGGTATAAAACGAAAGCACATTGAATTTAACATTACCTGCGCCCGGATCTGAGTCAGCAGTAGAAATTATATATTCATATTCTAACGCTGCAACACCAAAGTTACCTTGTTCACCTTGAATACCAGTTGCACCTGCAACCGTTGAGTCTGCACCAGATGCACCAGCAACTCCAGTTGCACCAGTTAATCCTGTTGCACCACTTGCACCATCAATACCAGTGGCACCAGTTGCACCTTGTACACCAGTTGCACCACTTGCACCACTTGCACCACTTGCACCACTTGCACCAGCGATACCAGTTGCACCAACACCCGTAGCACCAGTTAATCCTGTGGAACCTGAAGCACCTTGAATACCTTGAGAACCTGTAGCACCAATACCGGTAGCACCAATACCAGAAGCTCCTCGAATACCAGTAGCTCCTGTTGCACCGAATGCACCATCATTACCTGGTATTCCGCTAGCACCGCGAATACCAGTGGCACCACTTGCACCAGCTATACCTGTAGCACCGGCGATTCCACTATTTCCTGTTTCACCTTGTATACCAGAAGCCCCGCGTATACCAGTTGCACCCGTAGCACCAACACCAGTTGCACCATTAATTCCAGTAGCACCCGTTAATCCTATTGCACCTGATGCACCTTGAATTCCTGTGGCACCAGCGATACCAGTTGCACCAACACCAGAAGCACCATTAACTCCAGTAGCACCACTTAATCCTGTTGAACCTGAAGCACCAGTTATTCCTGTTGCACCAACACCGGTAGCACCAGTTAATCCTGTGGAACCTGAAGCACCTTGAACTCCGGAAGCTCCGCGTATGCCTGAAGCACCCGCCGTACCTGTAGCACCTGTGGCTCCAGCATATCCGTTAGTTCCTGCTGCTCCGGTTGCACCGACTTCTCCTTGAATACCTGTAGCACCACGAGTACTAGTACCGGTAGCTCCCGGTAATCCAGTAGAACCTGACGCTCCGCGAACACCTTGTGCTCCGCTAGCTCCAGTTAATCCAGTAGAACCACTTGCACCTTGTGCACCAGTTGATCCACTTCCTGGTCCAGATGCTCCAACAGGACCAGTCGCTCCACTTGCAGAGGATGTATAGAGTTCTGTAAAGTTTTCGTTTACTTTAGTAAAAGCAACTCTTATAGCGTCACCTGTACGGTCGTTGCCTGTTGCCCCTACATTAATTGTTTGTTTTGCCATTTTAAATTTCGTCCGATGTTATTATTGTTGAGTCTGCTGTCGCTGTAGTTGAATCTGCATATACGCCTAGTGTTGGCGCTACATAATATGTTGATAGTTCTCCGAATGGGTTATTCTCATTAAAGACAATACCTTGTGCTTCTTCTTTAAATTTATTATTATCACCATATGAATCTTGTTTATCAAGGTTGCCGATAATAGCTGTAGCTGCGGCTAAAGCTCCACCTCCACCACTTAAGTATACTACAGGTGCTGAAGTATATCCTGAACCTGCATCAGTTACTAATATCTTCACTACTTCACTTGCGGTCAATCCATTTCCAAGATATGCAGTAGCTGTAGCTCTGTAACCGAAGAATGCTAACCGTGCAGTACCGTTATCTATCTCACCTGATATATGTGTAGGACCATTAGCATCTGTTGTGCCAGCAATAGTGCAAATATATCTTCTACCAGCAAAGCATACTTGATCTCCAACTGCTATAGCTGTTGTCGCTACCCAATCTTCACCTAACTTAACTGTAGGAGCTGTAGTATAACCAACACCTTTATTAGTGATCTTGATCTCTGTTAAAGTACCGTTTGGAACTTTAGTATCATCAAAAGATTTAAGTGTCTCAAATACATCTATAGAAGAAGTGCCAGTAGTGATATGTTCTGATGAGTATTGGAATAACTCAACTTGTAATTTATAAACGTATAGTTTACCAGCTTGATAGAACGGATCTTGATGAGTAACAAACTTTATCTCAAACAAACCACCAGTTAGAGGGAAGAATAATAAGTCGCCCTCAGCTGGACGATTAGGTAAGATAGATCTACCATGTTGTCCTACAAGTTGTTCCCATTTTCTTCGTGCTACTGTTAGCGTAGCGCTTTGTTCCATCATCAAACCAAACTTCTGAATGAATGCGCCTTGGCCTTCAAAGCCGTTCACCGTCTCAAGATACATCTCGATGCCATAAGCATGTTTAAATTGTGATAGACGATCTTCACCAAGGATCTCGTCTTTACCAACTAAAGTGCGTGGTATATAATAGAAGTCTTGACCATAGATCGAGATAGATTCTACTATGATGTCTTCATATAATAACTGTTCTGAACGAACTCCGTTAGAGAAGTATACTGATCTAGCCAAGGAAGAACTCCAATGGTGCAGACTTATTAAGCATCTCGTCTTCTAACTCTTTGATCTCTGTTATAGCTTCAGCATATAACTTATCACCATCGATTGTTACACCACCTGGTAGTTGGATGCCTTGGAATTTCTTAATGTTAGTTGCCCATTGACGTTTAAACAGTGCTGTTACATAGCGTCTAAACCATGGCTCGTTCCATACTTTACTAAATACTGTTGGATCCAGTGCTCTATAACATTCTACAAGGATGAAATCGCCCATAGCTAACGCTGCATCCAAATTAACATCTAATGATAGTCTACCCATCATACGGTTAAATCTATATAACGGATAACCATTTAACTCTAGGTTAAGTAATGAGATGTGTGACATAACTGTCTTATAGTAGATCAATGACGTTGAAGTCAAGTCGTATAAGTCGTTAAGTCTTAATTGATATTGTAAGTCGAATAAGTTCTTTGAGCTTGATGCTGCACTAAACGGCATGACTCGAGTGATACCATAGATGTAGTCAGGAATAGGGAAGTACTTAAGATCATATGTACCTAAAGTAGCTCTGTCTGCATGCACTACTGCAGTAGCTCCATTGCTACCAGTAATAGTCTCGCCAGCAATAAATGCACCCGTCGTAGTAGCATTAAAGACATGATGCTGCTTTGTCTCTTCTGCTGCTATAGTAACGTTCTTGCATATGATGATATTATTTGCAGCAGTCCTACCGTACTCTGTACATACTGAAGCCGTAGCGCCTGAGGTTGCACCAGTTATAGTAGTCCCTACTGGGAATGCATCTGAGTTTGTTCCAACGATCCTGATGGTTGAAGCTGTGATCTTTTGTTTGAGGTACATACGTTCTGCACCATCAAAGTGGTATTGGTTCCAGTAATCAAGAGCCTCGTCGATACGTTCCTCTAATTGAGAGTCATCAACGTTGATCTCTACTACTGGTTCACCAAGGGCTCTTAAAGCGTATTCTGTTAGGGTTGCTCTGCTTGTAACGGCCATGACGATTTCCTAGTGTTTATTCTATTATTTATATAAAATAAACGTCTATGACTATGTCTTCTTAAACACCATCACGTTATTAACGAACCAACCCATATGGATACCTTTTCTCTCAAAGTTAATCAAGTCTTCTGTCAATCCAGGGTGATAGATTAGACCTTTTGCTACAAACTTCTTGAGCCAATAATCTCTCTTACGGCAGTTGATATGACCTACTCCACCTTGACCAGGTTGAGCAGCTGTAAATATCATTGTACCACCAGGTTCGATCGCGTCATATAAAGCATCTACTTCTTGGTCTGCATATGCAGGGTCGATGTGTTCTAATACTTCATAGCATGTTACTACTTCTGCAGTCCTCTTATTATCAAAGATACTTTCCTTTGCAAGGTAGTCTTTACCTTCTACTCGGTCATCGATGTCGATACCAAATGCTGGTACTCCAGCTTTGATTAGTTCATCTACATACATACCTGGACCACAACCAACGTCAAGCAATGATTTAGGGTCTATATTTTTCTTGATCCATTCTGCAATACGTGCTGCAGCAGGTCTCTCTTCGTCTTCGATATAGTTATAATCGATTGGGTCTGCACGACCAGGATAATGTTTGACCGCATAATCCATATTAGAACGACCCGGATTCTCTTGATACCAACCGTTACCAGTATGGATATTAAGTACAGCTTGGAAGTATTCTTCATACATACCAGCTACTTTTTCAAGTGCAAAGTTTCTTAATGCCCAATCACGGCAGTCTTGTGGGTTGATACGATCGATGTTCTTAAGTGCCCATACAAACTCTTCCATAGTACGACAACGATAGCCTGTAATACCATGGATATTGTTTTCTGTGAATGAACCCCAATCAGTGGTGATAGTAGGTGTACCAGAGAATAAGTTCTCAATCTGCACTCCGCCAAATGGTTCAACATACATAGAAGCGACCATAGAGACTTTAGCTTTAGACATCAATTCTCTACGTTTCTCTACGTCAGCATAGCCGATGAATTCAACGTGTTTAGGAGTCTCTTTATATCCGCATGCTTCAAGACTGTTTTGGCCAGCGACTTTAAGTTTCATGCCTGCACGTTCAGTAGCTTGGATAGCAACGTGGATACCTTTACCTTCATAGACACGGCCTAAGAATAAGCAGTAGTCTTCTTTGGTTTCAGGAGCAAACGTGAAATCATCTGGATCAAAGTAATTAGGGATGACTACATCATAGAAGTTATTCTTACACATACCGACAGCTTCAAGACCATAGTATGCATGCATGATAGCATATGATTCAAAGATCTTGTATTTTGCCCAATGACCACCAGCATAACCAATACCTGGTTCAACTACGATTAAGTCTGGATGTGCATCACATACTGGACGAGTACCTGATCCCCAGAATGGAAGGATGAAGTCATTCTTTTGTTTACGTTTACCTACTTCTATGATAGCGTTCTTATAGAATGTTTGGTATGCATGATCACCTGTATCAAACTTAAAGAAGTTCTTACGCCAATCGTATGTACCATAAGCTATCTCGAGGTCTTTATTTGTAGTCACTGATACATGTTCTGTACATTGTAGGTCAGAGTCTTCATGACCATAATGGATGACTGTATGACCTCGATCAGTCATCATCTTTGCAAACTTAACTACTTTTTGAGTGTAAGCACAAGCAACATATTCTTTACTTGATACTGTATGTGGTAACCCTAGGATATGAAATCTCAATTTAATTCACCTTTCAATTTATAATTTTTTAATTAATGCTTTATATGCTAAAGTACCATGCATACCTTTTAACGCGACTACTTTTTCAGGCTTGTCCATAAAAAATTCTGTTGCAGCCTTTTCTACTCCCGTCCAATATTTATCATGACCATAATCGTCAATCAAAACAATGGCACCTGGAACTAATCTATCATATATTAATTTTAATGCATCTAGCGTGCTATCGTAAAGATCACCGTCTAAATGTGCAAATGATATCTTTTCTGGAAGATGTTCTGGAGTTAAGTCTCTGAACCACCCTTGTCGAATGTATGGCATCCTTATGCCAGACTTAGTAAAATTTTCTGAGAATTCGTGGATAGGCATCTTCATTTCACCGGGTACATTTTCTACAGATTGTGGTAAGCCATCAAAGCTATCAAAGACGTACAGAGTCTTATGAGATAAGAACGACATCAACTTAGCAGTATCACCTTTATAGCATCCAAACTCTACCATATCTCCAGGTAAATCTTGGGTCTCTAACACATAATGACATACATGGATTACTCTTGAAAAGTCTTGCATACCGATGGCATTTTGTAATAGCTCGACTGCAAAGACGGAACTATTTAATTTATCTAGGTGAGCTTGCTGATCATACTCAACGTCTCTCATCATCTATTCCTTATAGTATTAAGGTAGTTCTTGATATCACCATTTGGCATCTCATAACGATTTACTAAATCTGGATTCATCATCTCTACCATTGTAAATATTGCTTCTTCTGTACCGATAGTTCCTTTGTCTAGACATTGGTTAATCAGATTAAAGTATTTATCATTAAATTCAAAGATCTGGTCCAGCGATCCGCCAAATAGCGTCGCGCGACAAACGTATTCTGGTTTAGCTCCTACTATTTCTGTCATGACATCGATGTTACATCCATGGATCTCTGAGTTGGTTTGATATGGGTATGAAGATAAGAAGAACTTATCTTTAGGTAAGAATAAGAAGTTCCAAGTCTTGATAGGTTCTGTTACGCCAAAACTATTTGACATGCCTGAATCTATCCAATAGAATCGTTTAGATCCCATAGGATTTGAGTTAGCAACTTGTGCAAGCAATGAGTTCTTGATTAATGTGAGAGGTATATAGTATGGGTTAGTTAACGCAGATCCTCTGATCCAACGAGACTGATCGATCCATCTATCACTTGATATAACTTCTTGGATCTTCTCAAATGGGGTCCTCGCTTGTAAGTCTTCAAGAGTTAATCCTCTTAATTCAATCCTGTTATTAGATGTAGCGACGCTTAGTTCTTTACGTCTTTGTCTGATATAGTCGTGATACTTAGGATCAGCATAGACAACTAATGGGTTGCGAACTTCTAATAGGTAATCTAAGCCTTTGATGTAGTGCTCTTCGAAAGAACGATCTCCTCTACTGATATCAACAGCCATGGTAACGAGTGTTACGTCTGCTGGATATTCATAGATCCAATCCATCTCTCTGTAGTTGATGTAAGGTGCACGGCGATTTGCTAAAATTTCTTTTGGATAGAAATCATATGGAATCTTAGAATCGTCAGGACGTTTACCTTCCATCTTAGAACATTTATCTCCAAGGTGTCTTGAATATTCTCCGTTTAGGTATACCCCTTTGAATCCTAGTGCTGTAAACTTACGATCGATGTTCCATTCATTATGCCACTTCTCTACACGACCTAACATAATTAAGTCATCTCTGCGTCGTAAGTTAGGAGAACCTACCCAGCAATGCCAAGCAACATGGCCGTCAGTTATCTTCCATGGTCTTTTCCAATAGAACATATCATCAACGAGACCTTTATGATATGAGTCAATTCCTTGGAACTCGAAAGTACGCCATGATGTATCGACTACGCCGACTTCTCTGTATTTTTGTAGGATTGCTTTTGATTGGTTGAGATAACCAGGTCTTGTGAATTCCCAGTCGTCTTCTAGGTAGAATATGTATTCGGTATCGCAGTAGGATACCATGAAGTCCATGGCCCACCATTGTGAACGATTTCTTGGGAAACAGATGACATCGGCGATATGACCGTATTCTTCGACTAGAGTTTCAAAAACTCCAGGTTCTGCAGAGTCATCCACGATCACCATCTTGGTAACGTAGTCTTGTGTATCAAAGAATGATTGGAGTGTCTTGGCTAAGACGTCAAGTCTATTGCAAGATAGGACGAACGTGGTTGTATCTGAATCTGGTTGATCAACAGTGTGAAACTTCACTTGTGACATAGTTATTCCTCAATTATTATATAATTATAACACAATTTATAATTAATGTTTAATTATTTATATTAATCAATAATTGCATAATCTTCCCACCATTTTTGCCAATCAATGTAAGGGTCTTTTTGTGGTTCAAATTGCATATGTAACGCGAGACTTGGAATAGGACTAAATCTCATCGCGCCTCTTTCTATCCATATTTTAGCTATTGTAGATGCTTCATCAACATTTTCTTGACCAGCGGAATAATCAGGATTATACTTAGTAGCTAAGATTTCAAATAAATTCCAATTATTTTTGACAATATGCGGACTTAAAAATAAAGTATTTGTAGTCAATAATCCAGTTTTCCAATGTCTATTAGATCCATGAGCTATTATGCTAGTCCGTGGAGGTCTATAATCATCTGGAATATCATAAGGATATAATATAATATCCCGCCCAGATAATTTAGTAAATAGATCCCATGTATCAATCATCTCTTGTAAACAAGATTGATCATGTAAAAAATCGTCTTCGACAGAATATACTAAATCAGCTTTCGAGTCTCTACATGCTTCAAATTGTTTAAGAGCCGAATAATTAAAACTATATCTTAGATTATGATCATCTCCTAAATGAACAATTTGATATGGCCATTTAGATTTATTAAATATTTTTTTTAGCTCAACTATAAATTCATCAGTAGAATGATCATCTAATATTTTAAAATTAATATCATGATTAATAACAGCATTTGCTGAATTGATAAGTGATGTCACACATCCAAGAGCAAGAGTTCTTTTATCTTTATGGCAATATCTAGGCTCAATTTCCATATCTGTCCTACTAGTGTTATGGATATTTGTTTTGTCATGAGTCCTTAATATTATCTCTATCTTCATGCTATAATTAATTCTTGGTCAGAAAGAACATCTGATGGGGATTCACCTTTAAAAATGATGGCAACAACTTCACCATTATTTGAACGAACGTATGATTTAATATTAAAATGGTTAAGTAATTGAATCATAGATTTTTGCGTGAATCCAGTTTTGTGACACATACCCTCACCCCATGATTCCACAAATCCTCTATGACCATAAATCATATCAATTACTGATACAGGACCAGCTGAAGATTCATAAACTGTATCTAATAAACCATCTTCAATGAGATTCGCAATAGAACCTAAATCTGGAACCCGAATAATTCCGTATCCATCAGGTTTTAATACTCGCAATATATTATTAAATACCTTGGGTAAATCATGCCAATAATTATGTTCAACTACATGAGAGGCCCAAACGGCATCAACTGATTGGTTAGGTACTTTATTTAAATCAACTATAGATGTAATTAAATCGGCTGTATCATTTTCATGAGCATCAATCCGAATTTCTGTCCAGCCAACAAAATGTTTAGACTGTGATTCAAGTTTAGTTTTACCACATCCGATATTCAAGACAATCTTTTTATCTGTTTCAAATAGGTTTTGATTGTCTTTTCTTGAAAAACTGGTAACATCATCGCCGTGTTTTCCCCACCAATCTTCCCACTGAATATATGGATCTTTTTCATGCTCTGTTTGAAAATGAATAGCTAGAGATGGTAATGGTGACATTACCACATACTCTCTTTCTTGCCATAATCTATTAATCGATTCATCTTCCAGTTTTGGATTGTGTGCATGGTCACTACAAATCTTGTCAAACAGGTCCCATTCGTTCACCAAGATACTATGGTGTGTCATAAAGGTACAAGGTACTTGATATGTTTGTCTCCAGTGGCGATCTGGCCCTTGAACAATCCGAACAGGTATAATATTTTTATCCCAATACCGATATGGATCATTATATGGTAATAAAGAAAGGGGTTTTTCAAATTTAGGCTGAAATTTTTCCCATTGCCGAATCAATTGATAAAAACATTCTTCATTAAAAAGGTAGTCATCTTGCGCTTGAAAAACTAAATCTTTGCCTTCATCTCGCAGGTTTTCATAACATTCTCTTAATGAAGCCATCAAGCCACAACCTTCAATATGTTTAAGACTTGTTGAAAAATTAGTTAAAGAAAGGTTATCTTTTAATATTTGTATACCTTCTTCGCTCGAATGATCATCAAATACGTTTAATTTAAACTTCCAAGCAGGTAACTTTTCTTGAGCATAATTGATAGATTTAATTAAAGAACGAGTACAACGTTTTAATACTTCTGTTTTATCGTCGCATCCATATCGTTTGAATTTAAATCCGTCATAAGGCTTATAAGTATCTTGTGAATTAGATTTATTATGTGTTTGTAAAGCAATCAAAAATTCCATATTTTATTCAAATTTAGTTAGTGCTAAATTATCCTTTATTTAAAATTAAACCGTGCATAATAAATTATTTTCAACTATTTCATACTTATAATTAAAATTATTTAAATAAGATTTTATTTCGCCAATAATTGTTTTTTTACTATTATGGTGCTCAATAAAAATTATTGGTTTATATTTTTGAATTGTATTCTTAGCTCCAATTAAAACATCCATATCCATACCTTCGACATCGATTTTTATTAAATCTATTTTTTCTATTTCATAATATTCTATAAACCAATCTAAAGTATTTATTTGAACAATAATTTCATTTTTATTTTTTTCTTTAATTGCATCATCGATTAAACTAAAAGTGCCAAAATCATTTTTTATGAAATAATTTGGTTCATGAAATTTAATTTTGGTGTTGTCTTTACCTATTGCTAAATTATATGTGTAAACATTATATAAATTATTAATTGCTATATTACCACAAAGTATTTGAAAAACTGATCTTTGTGGTTCAAAGCAATAAATTTTTCCATTAGGAAAAGCTTTTGATAACCACGTTGTAAACGTTCCTATATTAGATCCTATATCAAAAATTATAGGATTTTCAATATGACAAATTTTTTCATAACATTTTGAAGCTTCAATGGTACTTGTATTACCATGGTCTAATAAAAATTGTCCGTGACCCACTTGTTCATGATTACAATCAAAACGATTTATAATCATCAATCCGTGGTCACAACTTATTAATACATTTTGATAAACTTTGTCATTTACATTAAATACCATTTTAGTCTTTCAATTTAACAAATGCGGTCTGAAAAGAATCTGGTAAAGGTACTAATTCTATTTTGTGCCAATGCGACTGTATAAACATTTCAATGCCCATTCTCGGTGAAAGTTGTACAGGAGCGCTTCCATGTTCATCAATAAGTTTCCATCCTATAGAATCATCACACAACATTACACCACCTACTGGTAATAATCTCCAAGATAATATCATATCTTCAAGCACTGCAGCAGATGAGTGGTCACCATCAACAAAAATAAATTCAGCTTTTTCTTTTTGTTGAATTAACTCAACTAAACCTTCATAACTATATTTGTTGATGTAAGATACATTCCCAACACACTTGCTCAAATTATATTCAAATGTCCTTTTAATTGTTTTAAAATCAAAATTTGGATTATCATTTAGTGTTGTGTGTGGATCAATGGCATATATTTTAAATTTATCATTGTGAATTCTTGCAAACTCCGAAACCCAAAATGTGGTTGTTCCTTCAAAACAACCAATTTCTATCATCGTATTTGGAACACCATATTTTTTGAATATAAATTCAATATTAGTTCTTGTTCTTTTTTCACCCATATCAACTGTGGAAATATACATATCAATTATTCTTTTTATACCAATCTGAAAATCTTCCTGGTTTATGCACTCTAATGAAAATATTAACACTCCGACACACATTCGACATAGTATTTAAATTAATATCAAGTTGTTGATGCCCTAATAATCCTTCTTTTTGTTGGTTTATCCAATATTCAAGTACATCATATGTTGTGTCATAAATTTCCAAATCCACATCATGATATAAACCAAAAGTACTATCACTTATTTTTTTTGCAATAGATTCAAAATTTACTTTTTGATCAAACATTTTAAAAGTTTTGGCAGTCAACGTTCTAACATGAGTGTAATCGTCCCAAAACAAATCGCATCGATGATGCGGAACATTTATAAACCATTCAGCTTGATCAGAGCTTACTCGATACATCTCTTTAATAATATTAGTAAATACTTTTGGATCTTGTCCTAAATGTTCTAGGATATTGTTGGCAGTAATTTTTTCGAAGAAATTATCTTCGTATGGCCAAGGAGTTTTTTCAAAATCTAATACTTGATCAGGATTACATTTGGATTCTACATCTACATTCCAATGATCATTTAATTTATTAAATCCACATCCCATGTTTAATTTTTTATTTTCTGGTATCATAATATATCCCCTTTTTATTAAATCCAAGCGTCCCAAAATATTTCACGATTATATTGATCATACAAATCAAGACCAAGATATTCGACACAATTAACGGTGTCTTTTTTTAATTCATTTCTTGTGCCCATATTAGGTCCAGTAATATTTTTAAAATCATGTTCATAAGATGGCAACTCAAAAAAGTCATAGATACGCTTTGTTTGACTTTTTGGATTACCACAAAATCTACTATAATCAACAAATAAACATCTATCCAAAAAACCCATTGTAATACTATCTAAAAGATTTCTATGTGAAGTTCCTAAAATGCCATCTGGCCCTGCATAATAATAAGCTCGAGCCGCAATTGAATTTGTATCTCTTAGATTTTGATCAGCGTTCGATAGACTAAGAGGGTTTTCTCTCCTACTTTTTTCAAACGAAGTCAGAATTTCTGCTGGATTTCTAACACAAACCAATACTTTAATTTGTTTTTGTAGAACAGATTCTAAAGCTCCAAAAGATGGAGTCCAATTAATATTACGATCAAAAATAATTGGGCGATCATTATTAGCATAGAAACCATCAACAATACCGCTTAAAACGTTTTTCTTAATTTCAATATCTGAATCGTTACTTAAATTTTTCCATCCAAGATGCACAGCATTAAATACGGATTCTAATGATCCATTAACCTCACCACGTATTTTTGGATTTTGATTCAGTATATTTGTTATAACTGAAGAGCCTGAACGGGGTAGTCCAGTAATAAAATAAATGTTATCATGTTTCATTCAAATCACCTTTTAAAATTTTATTTATATTATAAATTAATATTAAAAATCAAGCCTGTTTGAGAACTTGTTTTGGAAATAATGCCATTAAATCTTTTTTGATGGCATCAAATGGTTCGTTCCACCGACCAAATGTTTTTTGACGATAGATTGTTGTGGTATCTTGGTACCAAGGACTATGTTTATCACCACATGCCCATACATGATAAGGTAAAAGTGGTACAACTACCCATGTTGGTTTACCCATAGCGGAAGCAATGTGTGCTATGCTGGTACAAGATGTAATAACCAAATCTAAGTTTTCAATACAAGCCACTGTATCTTCCCAAGAAATGATTAAATTTTTTAAATCTGTAATTTCTTCCGATAATTCTCTAGTATCATTATCTCTTTGTAAACTGTAAAATTGTATATGATCAAAATCTTTATGTAAATCAATTAAATTTTCTGGTGGAAAAAGACGGAACTGCTGGTGCTCAAACTTAGGATTTCCACTCCAACGTATACCAATTTTTGGTTTATCTCCAGCATCTTGCAATATATTTTTCCAAACTTCAACACTTTCATTTAAAGCTGAAATATACGGTTTATTTGGAAGGTCGTCAAAAGAATGTCCAAAAAGCCAGCTACAACTAAATCCTGGTATCCAAAAATCATGATATGTACTTGATACTTCATTTAGAGTAATACACCTTTCAACGCCAACAATTCTAGAAAATAATGAGTGTAATGTACGATCACAACATAAAATACATTTGCCACCTCTTTTCCAAACTTCTGTTGCAAATCTAACAGAAATAATGTTATCACCATATCCAGCTTCAAGATTAATAATTACAGTTTTTCCTTTTAAATCGCTTTGGTCCCAAATTGGTTTTGTTGTATTGATTTTAGGAGATCCATAAACATTAAGTGCTCGACCATATTCAAGGCATTGAAATCCTTCTTGTAATTTTTTTTGATTGATGAGAAACCATCCACGATTAAATTTACTTCGTGGATCTTTAGGATCTAAAACTTCTAATTGTTCTGCTATTTTCCAAGCTTCTTCAAATCTACCGCGAATCATTAAGTTTAGTTGTTGATCAATTAAATGCATTTTATATTTATCAAAGTAATAAAGTTATTTATATGTTAAATTTAAAGCCTATAATTTGAAATTTTTGACATTAAAACGTAATAGCTACACCATGAACACCACCAACTGCTACAGCAGTCCATGAACTAGTTCCTATTTGTACTGGTGAAGATTTACTAACGTTAGTACCATCACCTAGTTGGCCTGTATTATTATTCCCCCATGCAAATAAAGCACCATCGGATCGAATAGCATACACTTGGTTAAACCCACTACTCACAGAAGTCCATGAGCTGGTTCCTACTTGCACAGGTGAAGATTTACTAACGTTAGTACCATCACCTAAAGGATTTCCGCCACCATTGAAGGTTATATTTTGACCCCATGCAAATAGAGCACCACCAGATCGAATAGCGTGACTCCAATTACCAGTGCTGGAGCCAGAAACTCGAGCTAACGTCCATGAACTAGTTCCTACTTGTACTGGTGAAGATTTATCAATGGTAGTACCGTCACCTAGTTGGCCACTATTGTTGCGACCCCATGAAAATAGAGCTCCACCGGATCGAATGGCAAGAGTATGACCCGCTCCACTAGTACTCACAGAAGTCCATGAGCTGGTTCCTACTTGTACTGGTGAAGATTTACTAATGGTAGTACCATCACCTAGTTGACCAAGAGTATTACTATTACCCCATGAAAATAGAGCTCCATCTGATCGAATGGCCATCCAGTGGTTTCCTGTTCCAGTATAAAGTGGCTTCGTACTGATCGCAGTCCATGAGCTGGTTCCTACTTGTACTGGTGAGGCTGAAGTAGCTGGAAGTCCAGCGCCTGTAAGACCTGTATTTCCCCATACAAACATGGCTCCATCTGATCGAATGGCCATAGCGTTCGACCAGCCAATTTGTATTGCAGTCCAACTTTTTATTTCAGTATTACCAAGAGATGTTCCTAGTTGGCCAAAGGAATTAGCTCCCCATGTATATAAAAATTTCTTACTTGTGGGAGCTGCAGCTTTTGAAAAAAATTGTTCTATGAATAACATAATTTAAACTATACTGGTTCCAATAATGGCCATCTAACTTGATTTATATCAGTGATATCATTATTAAAATATACTTCTGTAATATCTCTAAGAGCTTGACGATAAACTATCCATTTGTTTTTTGTTTCTTCATCGAATGAGTTTTGGACATCATCCAGTTGTGTCCAATCAGAATCAATTAATTTTTTATTTCTTTCATTCCTTAGCGTTTCCATAAATTGTTGTTTTTGTAAAACAGCATCTACAACTACTATTTCTTTTGCAGTCAAAATAGGAATTTCTAAAACTTGATCATTTTCAAATTTATATTCATTATCATTTATAAAATAGTTTACATCATCATATGAAATTTCTTGTTTTGTTACAGGATACCATCCTAAACTCTTTAAAAATGGTAGATCATTTGCAGATAAATCTAATCCGCTAATGTTTCTCCAATTTCTAGGCAACACATCATAACGACCTGTAACCTCATTGTTTTCCACGGTAGCCCAATTTGCCATTTTTTTCTCCTATTATTTACTATCAAGCATAGTAACAACACCACGCCATGTTGTTCCACTATCATCTGTAACAAATGTTAAAATATCAACTCCAGAAGTTGTTAAGGTTGGAGCTGTTCCACCTGGCCACTTAACGCTTGGCCAATTTTGTGTTGCTGACCCACCGTTAGTTAATTCCAAAACAAACCCCGTAGCCGCCGTACTTGCTGAGATTGGATTTGAAAAAGTCCAAGTTGTAGTGCCAGTTGTAGTGGCTGATACAAAATTACCTAAAGAAATATCAATTGTTCTAGAACCACTACCTGATCCCAATATATTATGTGTTGTTGCATATCGGGTAATTGTTCTATCATCATTTATATATGCTGAACCAGCTAAATTATATGGCATGATTACCGGATTCTCCTATTTTAAGTTTTGCATTTAATTCATTGATCTGGATTTGTTGCTCTTTTATAGCTTCAACTAATACACCAATGATACCATTATAGTTTAGACTTATCGACGTGGTTTCGCCAATGTTATATTCAATCAACTCTGGTAAAAATTGTTCTACTTCTTGAGCTATCAAACCAGCAGATTTTTTACCATTATCTTTCCATGTGAACTGTACACCATTGAGACCATTCACGATATCTAATGAATTTTCAATTTTATTTATATTCTCTTTAAAGTTTTTATCAGAAAGAGAGTTGAATACAGTTGCATTCAATGTACCAGTTGATGGGTTAAAGTATAGCTTAGTGGATGATACCTTTGCTGCAGTATATGTTCCAGTCGTTGTTGTCGACAACGTTGGGTAATATGATGCATTAGTTGTTGTATCATCAGTAACCGTAGCTCCACCGCCTGATGCACTTAATGCAACACCACCAAGATAGATACTATTAAAGTACCCAGTTGGCGCAGTTATAGTACCAGTAGCTCCAGTAAACCCTGTAGCTCCAGTAGTTCCTGCTGAAACATATACACTAGCATTAATAGTTCCAGTAGCACCCCATGCTACACCAGTCGCACCTTGAGGACCAACAAATAATGCACCACCAAACCAACCGGCGCCAGTTGGACCAGTTGCTCCTTGTCCGCCTGTAGCACCAACCAGTAAGAATGCCGACATATTTGATACGCCACCTGAAGGACCTGTTGCACCACTAACTCCATTACTACCAGCTGGACCTGTTGCACCATCAACTCCATTACTACCAGCTGGACCTGTTGCACCATTTGAACCAGCAACACCTGATGCTCCTTGAACACCTGAAGCACCTTGTGCACCTACAGCTCCATCGAGGTTGACTGTCCAGCTAGCATAAGTACCACCACCTTGAAAGTCATACTTATCAAATGTTAAAGATCCTGTACCAGAGTTATATGATGTGACACGTCCATGTTGGTGATTAGAAGCATCATATGTGAGTATGATAGTTTGATTAGCTGAATAAGCTAGACCTGTACCGACAGTAACAGTTTGACTTCCAGTATCAGCTATAGTAAATGATGTAGTAGATGTTGTAAGATATCTATCACCGGATGTGCCTGTTGCTCCTGCAGGGCCGGTAGCACCATTAGTTCCAGCTACACCTGTAGCACCCGATAATGTACCTGTGGCTCCTATCCATTCACCTGAAGTATTGATTACATCGATTGCTCCGGTAGATCCGGCAACGGCTAAGCCGTTCTTTACTAAGAACTTACTATTTGTTGTAGCCAAGGTTCATTTTCCCCTTAGATCATTTTGATCAATTAATTAATATGCGTATGTGATTTTACCAAAGTCTGTTCGTGACTTAAAATCCCCGTTTAATATAGCAACTATTAAAGTCGCTCCATCCCAGCTTTCTATTACACCATAAGCTGGTTTTTGTATATCTATGCCTGCGGTGTCAAACATCATCGATCTACCAATATAATCTTCAAATGGGATTTGATTATACCACCATGAAGTTGGATAAACGAATGCTTTACCTGCAGGTATGGTGGTATTATCCAAATGAGTAAATGATGATATAGGATTTAACCTATTATCATCATCTACAGTTATTCCACCTATTTGACCGATCCCACCTCTAATGCTCATGATCTATTTATGCGTCTACATCTAATCTAAGGAATTTAATTGCTGGGATTCCTGACGTTGCTAATGCTTCTAATTGAACAGTACTTCCATTTGTAGAAGCTGACACATCAAATAGTTTACCATTTGTATTAACAGAAGCGTATTCTGTTATGTAAACATTAGAAGATGTATGAGTTAATATAACTTGAGTAGCTTGAACACCTGATGCACCTGGTAACTTACCTTGTAATAGATATTTTGTAGTGCCAACGACGTTAGCAGCAAATGAATCTATAACGCCTGTAGAACCAGAAACAGCTGAAGTCGCTCCAGTTACAGTACTATAACCTGTCGCACCATTAGTACCTGAAGCACCTAATATACCTGAAGCACCGCTAGCACCAGCAGCACCACTTGCACCAGTTGGACCAGAAGCACCAGCTGTACCTGCTGTACCTGCTGTACCTGCTGCACCTTGAGTTCCTTGAGCACCAACAACACCTTGAGTTCCAGTAGTACCAAATGCTCCTGTAGCACCTGAGGCACCTTGATCTCCGCTTGAACCTTTTGCTCCTGTAGAACCTGTAGCACCTTGGCCACCTAAGACACCACTTGCACCCATAGCACCTACAGCGCCATCAAGGTTAACTTTGAATGTCCAAGGGCTCACTGGATTAACAAATGGTAGACTACCTACGAATCCTGTCCTATTATATGCTAATACTCCAGTTGAATTATTATATGATGTAACCTCAGCTTCTTGATAATTGTTTTCATCGTAAGCTAAGATGATACCTTGACCTGATGAGAAATTAAATCCATAATCTCCAGCCTCAGGATCTGCATTTAATTGAATGCCTGTTGCACCTGTTGAACCAAATGTGTGCATGGAAGTAGCATTAGCAGTGGTATTATATCTTTCACCATGACTACCAGTAGCACCATGAGTTCCTGTTGCACCAGTAATACCTTGAGAACCTGTAGCTCCGTTAGTACCTTGTGAACCGCTTGCACCTTGGATACCAGTTGCACCAGTTGGACCAGTTGTACCTGCAACACCACTAGCACCAGTCGCACCAGCAGAACCAACTAAACCTTGAGAACCAATAGTACCAGTCGCACCGCTTGCGCCTTGTGTACCTGTGATACCTTGAGAACCAATAGTACCAGTAGCACCTAAAGCGCCTGTAGCACCTGAAGCACCTTGGTTACCTTGTGGACCTTGACTACCTGTAGCACCTTGTGGGCCACTAGCGCCAGTCGCACCTTGCACACCAGCTACACCTACAGTGCCTACACTACCAACCGCACCTTGAAGGCCACTAGCTCCTTGAGTACCTTGTGGTCCTTGAGAACCTTGTGAACCTGTTGCACCCTGAGAACCACTTGCACCTTGAGTACCTTGTGGTCCTTGAGAACCTGAAGCACCTTGAACACCTGATGCACCTGTTGCACCTTGAGAACCTACTGTACCTAATACACCTTGTGCACCTTGAGTTCCTAATGTTCCTGTAGCACCTGTTGCACCTGCTGGTCCTTGACTACCTGTTGCTCCTGTTGCACCAGTAGAACCTGCAAGACCTGTTGCACCTGTCGCACCAGCTGGACCAATCGATCCGCTTAAGTTAACTTCCCATGATGAATACATGCCTGAACCGGCAGCTTCATCTTTTGAAAATACTAATAAACCTGTACCATCATCATAACTAATAACAGTACCATGTTGATGATTATCAATATCATACGCTAAAATAATTGTTTGGCCTACTGAGTATTCCATTGATTTGTTTATCAATGTCACTGAACCAGTAGCTCCATCTGCACTTATTGTAAATGGTGTTGTAGAAGAAGAATGATAGTTATCACCATGAAGACCGGTTGCACCTAATATACCAGTTGCACCTTGATTTCCTTGTGTACCTTGACTACCTACGGCACCTTGAAAGCCTGAAGCTCCTTGTACTCCTGAAGCACCTTGGTTACCTTGAGGTCCTTGAGAACCTTGTGCACCTGAAGCACCTTGAGTTCCTTGAGCACCAACAACACCTTGAGATCCTGTAGCACCTAATGCACCAGTAGAACCTTGTGCACCTGTAGCTCCTTGACCGCCTTGTGTACCAACCGAACCGATGTTACCAGTAGCACCTGTAGAACCAACATTTCCGGTTGTACCAGTCGCTCCACTAACACCTGTTGCTCCAGTAAAACCTACTGAACCGGTAGCACCATATGGACTCTCTCCAGCTCCTGAAGCTCCTATCCAATTACCATTTGCATCAATAACACCATAAGAACCTGAAGCACCACTAGCGCCGCCAACGGCTACGCCATTTTTTATTCTAAACTTTACGTTATTTGTTGCCACGCTTATCTCCTAGATCGTGTGTGTTATTAAGCAATGACGCTTTCTCTTAAGAATTTAATAGTAGTATTCGAGTTGGTTGGAGTAACTTTAACCACAAGATCACTACCACTAACTTCAGCAGTTACAGTAATTAAACTTGATCCAGAATACATCGTTGCATATTCTGTAACAACAGCATCCGTACCATTATGAGTGACTATAACTTCTGTCGAATGGACATCTGTAGAGGTCTTAGCTTGAACGATATATTTAGCTGTTCTGTATGTAGATAAAGCAAATGTGTCTATCGTTTGGTTTGGTGTAGTTGTCGTTAATGATGCACTACCTTCTGTTAACCCAACACCTGTGGCACCAATTGCACCGGTTGAACCTGAAGCACCTTGTACGCCGCTGGCACCTTGTACACCTGAAGCACCTGTGATACCTGTAGCACCTGAAGCACCTTGAGCACCCGTTGCACCTGAAGCACCTTGAGCACCCGTTGCACCTGAAGCACCTTGAGCACCCGTTGCACCTGAAGCACCTTGTGTACCTGAGGCACCTGAAAAACCTTGATCTCCATTGTTACCTGTTACACCTGAAGCACCTTGTGGGCCACTAGCACCGCTAGCACCTTGTGTACCTTGAGAACCAGTTAAGTTAACTGCCCATGTTCCACCAGTTGCACCTGAAGCACCATTGAATGAATCTTTTCTAAATGTAAGAATACCAGTTGCACCAATTGCACCTGTGGCACCATTAAAGCTGATAACAGTACCGCGTTGTAATAATGAAGGTGATAAAGCAATAGTAATACTTTGACCAACAGAATAGTCGAAGTAATCATTAGATAGAGTAATAACACCAGTTGCACCATTGTTTTCTAATGTTAATCCACCAGTGTATGTTGTGTTGTATGTATCACCAGCTGCACCTGCAGTACCTGTAGCTCCGTTAGTACCTGAAGCACCTTGGATACCTGTAGCACCATTTACACCTGATGCTCCGCTTGCACCTTGAATACCTTGAGAACCAGTTGCACCAAATGCACCAGTTGCACCAGCAACTCCATTTGCACCAGTTGCGCCACTAGCACCTTGGATACCAGAAGCACCTGTGATACCTGACGCACCTGTTACACCAGAAGCACCAGTAATACCTGAAGCACCCTCAGTACCAGAAGCACCTTGTGTACCTTGAGCACCTGTTACACCTGAAGCACCTTGGATACCTGAAGCACCAGTTGCACCGAATGCACCAGTTGAACCTGTTACACCAGTCGCACCGCTTGCACCAGTTGCACCACTAGCACCTTGAACACCTGAAGCTCCTTGTACACCAGAAGCACCAATTATACCTGTGGCACCTGAAGCACCTTGTAAACCTGTTGCACCAACATTACCTGTAGCACCGAATGCACCTGTTGCACCAACTAAACCCGTCGCACCTGTTACACCAGAAGCGCCAGTTGCACCGCTAGCACCTTGAACTCCAGAAGCACCTGAGGCACCAGTTACACCTTGAGAACCTGTAGCACCAAATGGTCCAGTTGCACCTGCAGTACCTTGTGAGCCTGTAGCACCTCTCGCACCTGAAGCACCTTGTACACCAACTGCACCGTCTAAGTTAATAGACCAATTAGAACCAGTGGCACCCGTTGCACCTTGGAATGAATCTTTTCTAAATGTGATAACACCTGTAGCACCGCCAGTACCAGTGTAACTAATAACTGTACCATGTTGATGTGTATTAACATCTAATGCTAAAATAATTGTTTGACCGATTGAATAGTCAAGATCAGAGTCTGCAGTATAAACTACACCTGTAGCACCATCAGCTGATAGCTGGAATGTAGTTGTAGATGTTGTATTATATTGGTCACCTGCAAGACCTGCAGCACCTGTAGAACCTCCAACACCTGTAGCACCAACATTACCTGTTGCACCACTTGCACCTTGAACACCTGAAGCACCTGTTACACCAGAAGCACCAGTAACACCAGAAGCACCTACTATACCTGTGGCACCTGATGCACCTTGCGCACCTGTAGAACCACTTGCACCTTGAACACCTGTAGCACCATTTGTACCCGCTGGACCTGTAGCACCTGAAGCACCTGTTATACCTGAAGCACCCGTTGCTCCTGAAGCACCTTGAACACCTTGAGAACCTGTGGCTCCTGAAATACCGGTTGCACCATTAACGCCTGCTGCACCTGTGGCACCGCTAGCACCAGTCGCTCCACCTGAAGCTCCTGTTCCTAACCATACGCCGGTTGACGAAATGACATCTATTGGCCCGGTGGCTCCACTGCCTACCGCTATACCATTCTTTGCTACGAATTTTGAATTATTTGTTGCCACGGGAAATCTCCTTAAATTTGGTGTTAGTGCTGGTGCTTATACTTATTTATAATAGTTATACTTCATAATTATACTTCAATCATGACTTTTTTGTACTTTAATATGGTTATAGAATTAACAGGTGTAAACCTTAATTCTATATTACCAGAACCTGTCCACGATATATTTGTTACTAACGTGTTAGGTGAATTACTTGTAGTAGTCGTTGCTGTATACACTCCAGCATTTACTTCAGTGAACGCTGATGCAAGTGTAGCACTTAATGCTCCAGAATTTAAACTAATTACTGTAGATACAGGAGCAGAAAGTAATGCTTCTATTACATTTGCATTAGATGTGTAGATCGTTAAATCTGTATTATTCCAAAATGATAGTCCGCCATTATTAATATCTGGTGAACTATAGTTATTAGACAGAGGTGAATAAAATGATGCAAAACTTCCTAAAGGACTACCTAATCCAGCATACTCTGTTAAGAATACATTTGGAGTATCGATCAATAATCTTAATTCGCTTACAGCGTAATCTGATCCTGAAGTTACTTGCATCTCATATTTAACACTTCTGTATATCGATGCATTTATAGTTTCAACAACAACTTCAGCAGTTGATGATGTAGTAAATGTTATTGTTTCAGGACCAGCACCAGTAGCACCAGTTAAACCTGTAGCACCTTCTGCTCCAGTAGCACCATCTAATCCTGCAACACCTGATGCTCCTTGTAAACCTGATGCACCATCTACGCCAGTTGCACCATCTACGCCAGCTGGACCTGTTGCACCATCAACACCAGTTGCACCATCAACACCTGATGCACCATCAACACCTGATGCACCATCTACGCCAGTTGCACCATCTACGCCAGCTGGACCTGTTGCACCATCTGTACCAGTTGCACCATCAACACCTGATGCACCAGTTAAACCTGTTGAACCTTGTATACCTACAGCTCCATCGAGGTTGACTTCCCATGATGAATATGTGCCTGTACCAACAGCTCTAACTTTATCGAATGTGAGAGCATTAGTACCTGAATCAAACGCTGTTACATTACCATATTGTCTATGAGATCCATCATAAGCTACTACAACGTCTTGACCAATAGAATAATCTAAGTTTGAATCAACTAAAGTGATAGTTTGTGAACCACTATCTCCTAATGTAAATGTAGTTGTAGATGTTGTGTGGTATCTATCTCCATCTAATCCTGCAACTCCTGATGCGCCATCTACGCCTGATGCTCCTTGAATTCCAGAAGCTCCTTGGTGACCAGATGCACCATGAACTCCTTGAGAACCTGTAGCCCCTGATGCACCAATAACTCCACTTGCACCTTGAATACCTGTTGCTCCATCAATGCCTGAGGCTCCTTGTTCACCTTGAGAACCTGTAGCTCCAGCAACACCACTCGCTCCAGTTATACCACTAGCACCATCGACACCTGATGCACCTTGAATACCTTGAGAACCAGTGACACCTGATGCACCTTGAGCACCAGCAACACCGCTAGCACCAGTTATACCTACTGCACCGTCTAGATTAATTTGCCATGAACTATATGTACCGCCTCCTGAAGCATCAGTCTTTGTAAAGACTAATTCTCCGGTTGCTTGATTATATGAGACTACTCGACCATGTTGATGATTAGAACCATCATACGCTAAAATAATTGTTTGTGCTGTTGAATAGTCTAGGTTTAAATCGACAGTGGTTACAGTAACATTTCCAGACCCACCAATTGTGAATGTGGATGTTGACGTCGTATGATACTTATCACCAGCAGCACCACTTGCACCAGTTACGCCTGATGCTCCATCAGCTCCATTAGTACCAGTTGCACCATCTAATCCTGCTGAACCTGATGCACCTTGTACACCGCTTGCACCTTGAGATCCATTTGCACCTGATGCTCCGGTTGCTCCTGATAATCCTGCGGAACCTGAGGCTCCTTGAGCACCTGTTGCTCCACTTACACCTGATGCACCAGCAGGACCGGTTGATCCAGTAGCTCCATCATATCCTGTACCAGAACCAGTACCTGATAAACCTTGTATCCCGACCGCGGTGACTTCTGCGTAAATATCTGCCACTTCTTATTCCTTTTCCTTATGCCGGATCCGGCTTTGTTATTTGTGGTGTAAAGATGATGGTGCCTTCTGATACCCTTAATCTTTCACCTGTTGGTGATTCTATCTCTATGTCATACATATATCGACCAGGTTTAATACTATTTGTTTGTTCATCTGTTAATGATACGCGGACTTGACCACCAGATACTGAATAGATAGTAGCATTAAAGTCTATGTGAGTCCTTGATGCATATGATTTTCTAATGTATGAAGTGACTGAGAACCCAGTCAGGTTTAATGGTAATCCATCAGATCCTTTGACTGTGATAACTGCTCCAAACGTGGATCCAGTGTCGATATAGAAATTTGTTATAGCTGCCATATCTATTATTTATAATAAGATTAAGTTAGGTTCTATAGACCAGTGTATAAAAAAGGTCTACTGGGACAACAAGTCTTAAACATCTATCATAAACTCCTTTATAAAATACTTCTTGACATCAGGAACCATTCCTTTAGTTTGATCAAACTTCCATCCGCCTATATAACTTAATATTTGATTATATGTGATAATGTCTTCATCATGTGTTACGAAATATGGGTCATTGCCAAATAGTAAATCTATATCATTTAAGTAGTCTACAGGATTTCCTCCAAACTCTTCAGAAAGCCATCTAGCATAACATATAGCAACCATATAACTTTTAGATGGATAGATCCAACCAATGTCTTTTTCGGTAAAATACCGAACAGCATCTGTCACTACATTATCAGTGATCTCTATATTCTTATCATTTAAGTCATCATCATGGACAATGTTTAGTCTATGATAGAGCTCTTGTCTTATCTTCCAATCTTCCATGTTTGTACCAATCAATTAGTCCTTTATACCCATTACATCCATTATCCAAATCTTTAACATATCGATAATGTTCTGTTAAACACGTGCCATAATAATCACATGACTTACATACATTACTTACGTTCTTGTTAGGTTCATTTAATGCCCATTCTTTATACTCTTGTATTGAGTCTAAAGACTTAAAATATTCTTTATCATTTAGGTCAAACTCAAGGACTGCAAATTGTCCAGTTGGAGTAATATATACATGATCATTACTAAATGCATTACGAGACCCATCTAGAGTAGCTTGGATGTTCTTTTCATTGACAAACTCAAACCTGATTTGTATGTCACTATCAATCCATTTTTGCACAAACAATTCAAAGTCTTTATGACTGACCGAGTCACAGTTTGCTTGGTTTATGCTGTATGGTTTTATCTCTACAGAACTTAAATTGCTTAATAAGTTTAATTGAGATATCATCTCTCTTATATCTTTATTTATTAACTTTTTACTAGCTAATATTAATATAGAGAATGGTTTATTGAGCGCAAACATATTATCCCATACACGATCATGCTGTTCTCTACAATCAAAGTCATAGCTAACAGATACGTATAAATCTGGGTTGGTTATAACTGTATTGACCATACTTAGATTAGTGATTATGTTTATGTCATCAATGCCTCGCGACTTAACTATGTCGCATAACTCTTCTACATAATCTTCAGGTAGTAATCCTATCTCACCACCATATAAGTCAATACCATGGATCTCATCGACAGATAACACTTCATCAAGTCTATTAGCCAATACATTTAAGTCTAATAGTGTTTTATCATTTAGTTGTTCTTTTGTTAAGTAACAGAAGTCACATCTAAAGTTACAATAATACCACGGATTAATTGATATAATCATATTCTCTCTGATATGGAGTAGATTCTAACTCTAATCCATTAGCTTTGATTATATCAGGAGCAAGTTGCTTCATCTTATAGCAATGCTCTTCAACTAAGTTATGATTCTTAAGGTCTGCGATAGTCTTCTTACACCCATTACATATATCAAACATAGGACAAATATAACATGATTGTTTTAAACTTTGCAGTTCATGTTGAAACTTAATAGGATGTATCTTTTCACCAGTCATTTCTTTATTAAAGTCTATTGGATATTGTCTATCATCTCCAAATGCACCACAAGAGTAGTAGTCTCCAGATGGTTGCAAAGTCCTAATATTACTATCACAGTCTCTATTCTGAGGGCATGTAGTACCTTCACCACGAAGGCGTTTAACCATCTGTTTAGTATTATATTCCCATTCTGTTAAGCCTCTTTTCCATATCTCAACATATATCTCATACATATCTGCTAATAAGTATGGCTTACCTTCCTGACCCATGATTATGTTCTTGAACTTGACCGGCGGGCCTGATGAAAATGCATAGTTAAGTTTACACTCCACACCCATCTTCTTAGCTAACTCGACGTTTTTTATAGCATCGTGTTCATTTTCTTCAGTGATGACTGAAATAAAATCTGGTCGATATCCACAATATTCAAGCATTGAGTTTGAAACGTTCCAAAAGTCTTCTTCACTAAATTCAGATAAATCTCCTTTGAGTCTTCCACCACCATATTGAAATGATGTGGTTACTCCAACTCTAGGATGATTGAATAGTTTTTTCCATCTGTCAGGATTTTTGTAGAATGGCCAAAGATTTGTTGTCAATGATATAGTTGCTTGAGAATGAATTTCGTTAAGGTGATTAATTATTTTCCAATAATAATCAGGATCCATCATTAGCGGATCTCCACCATTAACTATAATAGTATTTGTTTCTGGAAATCTTTTTAGAAAGTCAAAGATGTATTGATGATCAAGCTCAGCAGTTTTGTCTTCAGTAATATGTGTACTTGAACAAAACGTACACTTGAAATTACATTTTTCAGTTGGTTTAATTATTAATTCCATTTATTATCCACATAATCATATACCTGTTTTAACCAACACTCATCTTGTGTTCTAGCGTCTTTAATGTGATTGCTTAAAAAACATCCTAATGAACATCGATTAAAGTGTTCACACTCTAAACATTTATAATCGTCAAACCATTGTTGTTCTAAAGTTTTCTTAGAAGGTATAAGTTTAATTGGTATAACGTCTTTTAGTAGTATATCGCATCTACCAAAATCTGAATTAGGCATGATTGTATATGTATCCATGCATGACATGCTTCTTTTGATGGTCGATTCTAAATCTTTAAATGGATTACAATTAGGCCTATTGTTATACATATGAATCATAAAGTCTCTAAGCTCAACGTCTTTAGGTATCAATATATCCATATGTTTTTCTGGAGTATAGTAGTCAAAATATATACTGAAATTGTCGTATAGATAATCAAAGAATGGAACGTTATCATCAATAAATCTAGTTATATTCTGCTTTGTCATAATAACATTTACAGATTTGATATATCGCCTAAATGTTTTCACGTTTCTTTTAAACACTTCAAAAGTGTCAACGTTAAATCTTCCAGACGGGTCATAACTTGTGTACAAACTTGTCTTTGATTTTGCTAAGAATTTCTTAACTCTATCAACTTTTGTAAATATGAAATTTGTTGTGAACTGAACACTCACTTCAATATTATTATCTGAGCAATATTCTCTAATAGAATTTACTAGTATTAAATAGTCATCATATACTGAGTCTGGCAATTTATCAGAAAATACTTCCCCACCCATTATATTGATAGTGAATGTAGTTTTACCTCTGGTTTGTAATTCAGCAATTGCTAGTTTGATAGGTTCAAGTTTTTCTTTGATTGTGTCCACACCTACCATACTTGTGTGGTCTTGATTACAGAATAAACAAGATATATCACAAAACTCAAATAAAGTTACAATGATTTCACCAGTTTCGGTCCGTTTTATATTACTAATTACTTTTTCAGCAATCATTTTATTTTCCAATTATAAGAGAAAGCAAACGTATATCTATTTTTCTCTTTCTTCATTCCTTCAACTTTATGCATGAATAAAGGATTATCATTATTAATAATTATCATTGTTGCTGTATTCGGAAGTACTTTAGTTGTATATACGTCTTTGTCAAATAGTTTTTTTGTTACAGTTAAACTACCTCCCCATTCTTCTTTCCATTCTTCGTCTGCAAGATAGCATAACACAAGAGTATTTGTTCCATCTATGACATCTTGATGAAAATCATCATCTTCAGCACCATTCCATAAATTTATTGCTGAAATTTCATGTATAGGCCTGTTTATACGTAGAAAATCAAAAATAGATGAGCATATTAAATCATTTGCCAGGACTCTTAATGAGTATGGACTATTTTGTAAGTTTAATTTATTGGCTTGATATTCGTATTCTTGATGAGCATCATGACCTTGAATATCCACTGGTTGTCCCTCTATGTACCAATCAGGAACAGTTTGAAATACAGATTTGCTCTTAATCCAATTTGTAGTATATATTTCAGCCCAAAAGAAAAGAAGTAAATCTTCTGGTATTTTTGTAATTATAAAACCTTTTTCATAATAATCAAATCCAAGATTTGCTGATTTCATCATGATTCCAATCAACTAAAAAATCAAAACATGCCACAATTCGTCGATGTTCCGTGTGTTCGACTTTGTGTAAAATATTTGGATTATCATTCAATAGTGCAACCAATTCTCCATATCTAGGATAAATTACATTATCTTGAATATGAAGTCCACCTTCTTTAATTAAACTCATGTCATTAAAATATAATAGAAAGAATACATTTGATGGTTCATCAGAATCTGAATGGAATTGGCAAAACTTAGAATCTTTAGGTAAGTTTCCTTTTATGTCAGACTCTAATAATTTATATGAGTGCGCGTATGGCTCAACATAAGTTAAAGCTATTTGATTATGAATAGCATTTAATAATATCTTAACATACTCTTGATTATTAGTAGGCAATCTACTAATATGTGATGTTTTTGGGTCAAACTCTAAATCATCAGTCTGTAGTTGGTCTGCTAAATCTGTTGCTAACCAATTGCAGTATCCATTTTTAAACAGACTATACATTTATCTAATTAAATATGCTTTCAAGTTGTCTGGCGTTTTTAAGTTTTGTAATACAAAGTCAATGAAGTATATATTAATATTTTCCAAATCTATTGTTGAGCAGAAAGGTTCATCAGCATCACTCTCGTTTAGAATGAACGTATCTAAGTCAGAATCGGACATCTCGTCTTTGCGTACATATTTAACATAAGATTGGAAATAGTTTTTATATTCCAATTCTGGATAGACTTTGTTGATAAATAAATCCAGTTCATCCAAATCGGAATCTGTGATAGATTTCAAATCAATATTAGATGATTTACCAAACCTAGGGGTTCCAATTTGTTTTAGGAAGCTAGAATCATTGACAATCTTAAGTGCTGGGTCAACACTGTATGCGTCGATATTATCAAAAGTATTTAATTTTAATCCAAGTTTAGTAGCAAAACCTTTACGTAAAAGCTTTCTATAAGTTGTATATTTCGCTTCAATAATAGTTTGTTCGATTTGGCGTTTAACTAATTTTTGAATAGCAGTTTTTAATTTTTCTTTTTGAGTCTTATTATTTACATATGATGATAATAAGAACTCAATGCTTAGATTGTAATCAACTTCAGTTAAAATGCTTTTTGCTTGACTTTCGGCAACTGTAGTTTTACTAAACACAGATTCCCATTCTTGTAATGACGGTTCAAAAGTATCGAAAGCATCAAAGTCTTTTGTTTCCAAACTACCTACAAGTTTTTCTCTATCAAAATGTGCTTTGATAATTTTATAAGATGATACTGTATTGATATTTGCAAAAATAGCTTTAAACCAAGCACATACAATAGTCAAAAATGCTTGTTTATCAACATATATTACGAAAGGTTTATCGTTGGTTGTATTTTTTTGTGAGATGACTTTCAATAAAGAAAAGATATTTTCATACTCTTTACCTTTACCAACAATCTTAGTAATATCATCTACATGATGAAGAACATCACCAATAGATACTTTACTGCCATCTGGCATACCAACATCTTTTGAAATAACTAATCTGTCATTTTTGACATCAATCAATGAGTCTATTTGAATATATGTTTTTTTAAACAGGTGTAACATTAGCTAACTCCTTTAATTCTTTAATGGAATTTTGTTTTGCTTGAGTGTATTCTTCGTTTTTAAATAATTGCTCTGCTATGCCAACAGTCAATAGATACATGGGATTATTATTATTAGCCCAATAAGAATAAAGATTTTTACCTTTAAACATATATTCACTAAAATATTTAGAATAATATTTCAGATTCGTTTGGTCAATAGCCCCATATAATGTGTAAAAGAACTCGTGTTTTAATAAGCTCACAAAATTAACTCCTTCGGTGCTGTCCGTACTATTTTCAGGAAATTGCTTAACAAAATCTTTTATTTCAGGAACATCAATAATAAACATATTATATAAAGTTAAACTATCAAGTTTTGAAACCCAACTTTCAATTAATTCTTTATTATCAATAATGAATTTCTGATATGTGATAGCATCAGTCATATGCTTATATTCAAGCAACAATTTGATAGTTTCAAATTCTAAAGATTTGATATTCACTAAACTAGGACTAATTAAATAGTCTCTTAATAGTTCCAATTTTAATTTTTCATCAACATTAGATAAATCTATATCTGCTGGAATATCTAAATTACTTAGATAAGTTAATAATTTTGTACCAGTAAGTGTGCTGTTTACATAATCAATTTCATATGTAACTGATTTATCTGTAAAATATTGCTTAAGATTGTCAATTGATATAGGTGCAGTTGTTCTCACTAAACTCATAATAAATTATCTTCTTCCTCTGGATCCATGACAGTTGCTATGGCACGAAGCATGACATACATTCACTTGTAGAGTTACTGTATTATCTCTAGCTGAATTATATGATGTTCTTAAATTATTAAAAAAGGTTTCTAATCCCGCACCGGTAGCAACACTTCCTGATACGACATCTGACGCGCCAGCGCCTATAGATTGGCGATATGCTGTCGTAAAATGTGCTTTTGCTGTTGTATCAAATACTATGCCGGCAGTGGGTCTTGTCCCAGTATTACCACCGCCCCCATCTACAAATAATATGGCTCTCAAATTTCTAATATTAGTATAAGTAGCTGTCTCGGTCAATAATGTATTATAGATGTTAGCTGCATTAATAACGTTACCTATAGCGTCTATATTGCCGCCAGATATTCCAATAGATTTCCCAGCAGTAGTATCACCAAACTCTGCACCATATATCCATTCTGCAAATGGATATGCATCAGTACCCCATGCAATACTAGCATTTGCTGTAGCTACCACATAGTCTGCAAACCTATCGACTATGTTTTGCGGATTAATTGGATTATTTAAAGTTGCCATTGTTATTCCTTTATATTATTTATACTTGCATAATAGAGAATACTTTTCTCTGAGTCTTTGCAAGTTCTCTCATTAAACTTTTTGGCGCGCCACATATATCACCTTCCCAGGCTAATTGATGGCAGTCTCCACCACAATATTGAAATACATCACATGAATAACATATATCATTTCGTGAAGCTTCACATGCCATGTTTTCTAATCTTATTGGGCTATTTATAAGATCTTTTATGGTGTCTTCTATGTGTCCAAACTGGAACTCTGGAGCAGAATTTGGGCATCCAGATATGGTTCCATCAGCATTTAGTGTGAATATCTTCTCTTCACAGTCTCTACAGAAAGTGCCGCCTTTATTGAATCCAGTCTCAAATTTAGAATATACTACTTCTAAGAAGTCATTATCAAACCAATTTCTTGTTCCATATTGTACCGACTGTTCGTGCATCTTAAGGAACCATGCATCTTGTTCGATGTTAGATGGAAATATCTCAGGAAACTTCTTAGCGCTCCCATTATTAGTCAGTCTCTCAAATGATACTTCTTGAACTCCTAACATTCTTATCCATCTCAGCAATACTATTGGATCTATAGCTATAGTATCTTTTGTGACACTTATAAACAACCTAATTGTTATGCCTTCATCTAATAGTATCTTTACATTATTGCGCCAAAGATTTACTTGTTTCTTATTATCAAATCTTATCTTTGGATCCCATGAAGTCCCAATGCGTCCTTCAAATGGTCCTTTAATTAAATCTATATGTTCTTGGTATAACTTAAATACTAAATTAGTGGTTGCTCCCCATGTCATGTTAGTAAACGAAGTCTTACACTTATCCCATACCTCATACATCTGGGATGCTGGCACTAAGAATGGTTCACCACCATGAAACTCACAATGAGCTGTATCAGTATTTGTTGCTTGTTCTGAGAACCTATGCAACCAATCTATGACTTTATTATGATCCCAATATACCTTTGCCCCATTTATACCATTAGTAAAACAATGGCGACAGTTTAAGTTACATGTCTCAGTCGTCTTTAGGTAAAACATCCAATTCATTACAAGATTTATCCTTCAAATAGTTTTCTAAACCAAAGCTTAACGTTAATGCTGCGCATTCATTTAATGCTTGATGTGGAGTATTAGCTGGGATGTGAACACGTTCTCCAGCTTCTAATACTATATATGTGCCATCCACCATCATGGTTTTCTTGCCTTCACAGCAAACTATGATTACGTCATCTGGATCGGTATGCGTATCAAATGATGGGGAGTTTTCTTGAGCAATGAATGCATGACATGTCACAGGGCCATGATGATCATATTCATCAGCCAATTCACTACACTTATCCCAAATTTCTTTAGAATATCGCTCCATCCCTTCGACCTTAATAGTCTTAGGCTCATCATCATATAGTTCACTAGAATGATTAAGGGGGATTTGCATCCCCCTGTCATTTATTATTGAAACTAAATTTTGCTTGTATGACAAAGGGTTGTGAATGAATTCAACAACTTCATTAAGTGTTATAATATAAAGCACTCCACTAATTTTTCTTCATGTGTTAAATCTGTCTTTAATGCAATCGCAATCGCATTAACTTGACCTAATATAGCTTGACCATTTGTGGCTGCACAAACAGATTCTCCCTTTCTAATAGGACCGACTACTCGAACAGGCACTCTTCCTTTGATAGCAACTGCTTGACCTGATGATTCTGAATTCATTAAGAATGCTGGATTCTCTGATATAACTCCTATAGCATGTTGTCCTATATAATCTGATGCTGCGCATTCAGAATCTTCACTCTGTGAAACTACCATAATTGTTCCTACCGGATATAGTTTATCAGTAGTATATTTTTCTGCTAAGTCTGCATATCTTGCAGATGTTGCTGTGCCCTTAAATACATTTGTTGTTAAGTCTCCAAAAGCATCACGAACCGCTACAGTATTTTCTGTAGCGCTCATTGATGATGTGTATCCGTCTAATAAGTCTGCATCTAATCCAGATCCGGATCCATCATTACCGGAATGCCATGGAATATAACCTAAAGCATTAGTAACATCTGTGCCGCTTAATGATGTACCAACAGTAGCTCTACCTTTAGCATCGACAGTAATCTTAGTATAAGTTCCAGCTGCTACACCAGTGTTAGCTAATGTAAAAGCTCCAGTCACGTTTGCTGATCCATTAAATGACGTAGTCCATGAACCATCACCAGTAATAGTAAACGTTCTAATATTAGCAAGAGTTCCAGCTGAACCGCTAGTATTACCTGTTACATTTCCAGTTAAGTTTCCCGTTACGTTGCCAGTTAAGTTACCTGTTACATTGCCGATTAATGTTGCAGTAATAGTACCTGCAGCAAAGTTACCTGAAGAATTCCTAGATACTAAACTATTACCAACATTTGTTGTAGCTGGACTTAAACCGTCAACTAAGTCAGCATCTAAACCAGAGCTTGCACCATCAACAGTTAATAGTTTTGAAAGTACATCTGCTGCGGTATATGATGTAGTAGGTACTTTTTCTCCAAGTTCAGTATTTAATGCAGTAAAATTTGCATCTACCTCGGTTAGTGTTAGAGGAGATCCCTTAATGCTTCGTAGTGTTATGCTTGCCATTTAATATCCTTATCCAAATATCACAATATTTACACGCGAAAAGTCTGCTTCAGCGTTACTAGAATCTACACAATTTAATGTTAATGTAGTTGTTGTATAATTATCAGTAGTTACTATAGCAGCATTACCAGAGCTTAAGAACCCAGTTGCTATAGCTGCATAATTTGCATTAGGTAGAGCAGTTCTAAATGTTATAGTATAGTTACCAATAGAATTTCTTAATATAGATGTAACATTTCCACTAGCTTTAATTAATCTATTTGTATTTGATGTTGATGTAGTATTTGTAGTATCTTTAGTTCCGTCAAAATGAGCCCAGGCTCGAGCGGCAAATATAGGTGCTGCCCCTGTTTGTGCATCCTGAGGAAATGCTCCTGTAGGATCTCCTTCTAATTCTTCAACACTAATCACGGCTGGTAAACTATCCCATGATGTACCGTTGGAAATTAAAAAATTACCAGAAGTTCCTGGTGAAGCTAAACCTGTACCGCCACGTCCAGGTGGTAGTGTGTCTGTAACCTGTGTCAATAAACTAACTGATACTGT